TCGACCCACATCGTATCAAAATCTCGTTCTACAACTTCTTTGCTTAATTCATCTCTATATGATTTAACAGGACCGGGTGCATATGATGGACTAAAGAATGCTATTTTCTTTATAATCTCTTGGGCTTGATTGGAAGTATTAGTAATTACAAAATCGGAAGAAGTAGCAGTTTTAGCAAGCAAAGTTGACTTGCCGCATTGTCTACCGGGATTATATCTAATTGTTTGATATGCCTTTGCAAATTCAACTGCTGATAACGAGTCCGACATAGATGTTCGCTCTTGCAACAAATTGTTAAGCTCTAACATTGAGTAAAATATATTTTCTAATTTATTTGGTATTCTGTTCATTTTTAAATTCTCTCTAAGGTTGGTTTTAGAGCTTACAACTTTCGCATTGATCATCTTCGAATTCTGGTAAATCAGCATCTACATAGTTAATTTTAATACCGTTATTAAATGCTTCAACCGGATCAACTTCTTTAGCACCTTTTTTGTTAATTAAACTATAATAGAAAGTCTTAATTCCCCAAAGTTGTGCCTGCATTAAGTTTTTAGCAATTAATGTAGTAGGTACTTTTCGATCTGGGAAGTGTGCCGGGTTGTAAAAAGTATTAGTTGAAATACTTTGATCTACATATGCAGCCAATACCGCCGCAGTCTTTAAATAACCTTGACAATCAGTTTGTTCCCACATAAGTTGATATTTGTTCTTTAACTTATGATATTCTGGAACTACCTGTGTAAAAGAACCTGCCTTGCTTTCTTTAGTACTAATGAGCGACATTGGCATTTCAATGCCGTTAGTGCTATTAATAACAACACTTGAACTTTCTACAGGAGCAATAGCCATTAAGGTAGCATTGCGGACTCCATGAGTTTTCATTTCTGTTCGTAATGTTTCCCAATCAAGTTCTGGTGTAAAGTCAGTTAACTCATTTGCACCATTCGCTCTAAGTTCCCACGGAAAGATTCCTTGACCATATCGAGTTTTGTCGCTATGTAAGCAAGGACCTCTCTCTTTAGCAAGTTCGACAGTTGCTTCTGTTAGATAAAACGCAGCGTGTTCTTGCCACAATTTAACTTCAGCTAATGAATCTTTTTCTCCATATTTGAGATTGCGTTTAGCATGCCAATATGCTAAATTAGTGACTCCAATTCCTAACGGTCTAAGATATTCATTACTTAATTCGCTTTGGATAGAGAGAAAATCTTGATAATCTAATATATTATTTAAACTTCTAAGCAAAATCCTACATGCCCTTCTCATATCTTCAGGATTACGAAATGCTCCCCAGTTTATAGATCCAAGTGTACATAAAGATATTAACGGCACTTTTCTTGTACATACTTTTTTAATTATTTTCATGTTATATCCTTGATTTACAATTATCAAAATGCCAACGTTTCATTTGACTTACTCCACCATATTTAGAACAATAAGTACATTGAATTATAGGTTTTCTGCCTCGTAATTTTTCTTTATGTTCTTCTGTTTTTGGCTTTCTCATTTTTTGTTTTGTTTCTTCAGATTTTGGAATTCCTTTAGTCGACCTTGATATAGATACAGCCATTTTCCTTAGTGATTCGTCAGACAGCTTTCGTCCGGTTGCGGCCTGGATTCTCATTTGTCTCAATTCTGATGCTTTTTTAAATCCATATAATTCTTCATATGTTTTTCCTTTTGCAACTGATTGTTTGCCCCACATTGGGTTTTTATTTCCGGAAATATTACGTTTATTAATACCAATAATATAATTATAACACATCGAAGTATCTCCACCATCACCTGATTCAATAATAATATTTGCCCAATCTTTTGATTCGACTATATTATTTTTAAATGAAAACTCGATGGCAGCATTAGACAATTCTTCATATGTTGAATAAGTGTTACCATTATTTAATAATTCGGTAGTTACATCATAACCATATTTCTTAATATGATATATCCATCGGGTTCCGCTTCCTTTATATTGATAAGGATCTTGGGAAGTTTTTCCGAAGTATTTCAATCCTGTTTTATTGTGAGTTTTAATGTAAAGATATGACGGTTTATATTTTTTCATGATAATAAATCTGCAATATCATCTTCTTCGTTCAATTCTCTTACTTTCTTTTTCTCTCCATTAGAAAGCAACACTTTATGCTGTCCCGGTAATGTAATTTCTTGTCCATTATCCAATGTCAATTTAAATTCGCCTTCGTCATCTAATGATTTAAATGGAACTGTCGGTAAAAGTATCTCGCAACAAAGGTTACTCTGGTAAATGGTATGATATTCTGGGTCAAAAGGCCCTTGGTTCATTACGTTGTCAATGAATACAAGATAAATTCTTCCAGTATCGGTTCTTTCTTTTAAAATTCCGCTTTTAAAAACTTCTTCAGCGGACATAGTCTTCTTGCGAAGTTTAGCAGATTTTTCGTACTTGAGATACAATTCTTCAAAGAGTGTTGCATCTTTATAAAATGCTTCGTATAAGTCTGGAACTTCATTAGGATCGAAGAATGTTATATTTTCTTTATTTTTGAATCTTCTCCAGAAGAAGGCAGATAGGACCACTCCATAGTCCATGTGTCGGACACGAGTTTCTTCAGTGCCTTGATTATTTTTAAGGACAATGAGATCATCAAACTGATGATGCCAAATAGGATAAAATACTGTTGCGCTTGCATTTCTGATTCCTCCTTGGGAACATGATCTTAAATCACCAAACCACTTTTTTAAGAACGGGATCATACCAGTATGCATGATTTCGCCACCGCGAATCGGGGAGCCCAATGGGCGAAGTCGACCGATTTCCAATCCAATCCCCGCACGTTTACTGGCATACTTTGCCATCATTTCTCCGCTAGCAAAAATGCTATCCAGATCGTCGTCGCTTCGAATAAGCACACAGCTACTAAATTGTTTGGTAGGAGTACCCAACCCAGCCAATACAGGAGTAGCAAGAGTAAATAGTCCATCACTAGCGGCATTATAATATTCCTTAATGTACTTCATCCTTGCTGAGTTAGGTTCCTCCTTATGAAATACAGTTGCCGCAGCAATCATATACCTAACTTGAGGGGTTTCAAAAATCTCTTTTGTTGCCCTGTTCTTTACTAGATACTTTTCGATTAATTGTTCGATTGCAGCATATGAATACTGCTCGTCCTTTTCGTGATCGATAATATCGTTCATTTTGTTCCAGTCTTCTTCTGAATACCAATCCAAAAGTTCTGGAGTGTATAACCCTATATCAACGTTCTTTTTAACAATTGAATATAAATGCGGAGGGTCATACTTACCGTACACATCTTTTCTTAACATTGTTAATCGTTGTTTTCCAGCAACATATTGATAATTTGTATGCCCTACGTCTGGATTTTCTTCGACATCGATAAGGTCAACGATCGCTCTTAAAGTTATTTCATCAATTTCTTTCGTAGTTGTTCCGTCATAAAAATGCGGTTGACTTTTAATTTCGATCATTGATTGACTTACATCAGCAATTCCTTTACAAATTTTAGCAACCTGAGCTTGCCATTTTTCGATGGTTAGAACTTCTTTGCTTCCGTCTCTTTTTATTACTGTTATTGCACTCATATCAACCTTTATAAATCTTCTATTAGGCAGTATTTATTGACTTGAAACGCTTAATGAGATTTTTTATTTTTGTTTTTTATTCAATAAAAACAACGAGATAAGTTATCTCGTTGTTTAAACAGTATTAATTATTACATGAAAACGCTTTTTAATCTATTAAAAAGGTTTAAAAAATTGAAGTATATGTGTAAGTAAAAATTCCAGCATCACTGGTTAATGTGTTAATGTAATTGATACATAAAGTGTACGGAACTTGACCCGGTGATCCAACATATAAATCTCCCGATTCGTCTAAGAAAACACCTTGAAAATCAAGTTTAAGAGAATCTTCACTAGTTCCGGATCCGGCATAATCGTATTCATCGGACAATTGAATTAATGCATCATCGATGCTAATAGCCAAAGTCAATAATCCTCTTCTTACAAACGATGCATACGTGCTAGTATAGACATACTCGATAGTATAAGACATAGTTCCTTCAGTTACACCGAATGCATCTGTGTTTAAAGGTAATCTAAATAGTGTTTCGTAATTTCCAGAATAACCTAAAGATACAGTTTTAGTTAACGGAAGAGTAAATTTTCCATGCCCTGCTAGTTCGGGTACATAATTTACTACAGATTCGGAACTTGATAACGCTTCGGTTCGATCTGATCGGATATTATGTGCATAGTTTCCTTGAGTTCTAAAATAGATTTGCGGGTATTGTGGGAATAAATTTCCATTTCCGTTGTTCCCAACATTGTACATGATGCAATTTGAAATAGTATTTTCTGTTCCTCGATACAAATAAACTCCGCTAAATTTAATTTGATCAAATTTAAAATTTCTTACTTGAGTTTCTCTAGGACCGTATTGTTGTCCAGTAGTTACTCCGTCGGCTGCATCTCCAAAGTTAAATCCGTATCTAACATTATTGACATATCCAGTATTGAAGATGTTATTAACGATGTCACCTTTTGCATATATAGCGTGACTAAATCCAGAAATCGAAATATTATTAAATGTATTATCGTTGCATGTGATCAAACTACTTAATACATTGAATTCTATTCCTCGACTATTTGCATTATAAACAGAATTCCATTCGCCCTCAATTGCTAAATTGCTAAAATGACTATTTCGAACGCAATCTAATTTCATTGCAACTTGATTAGAGGTTGCAGTATGAATAGTTAAATTTGAAATAGAGATGAATCTCGGTTGATTAACTGATAATGTTGTGTTAATAGTACTTGGAAATCCAATGGATGAAGTATCGTTAATAAACTGAATAGCAGTACCAGTTCCTTCGTATTGAAGGATAGTTTTTCCTTCGCCTGCTCCTACAATTGTAGTATAGCTTGGGATTAATAACGTCTGTGTAAATTTAAAAATTCCCGGAGGCAGTTCTAAAACAACTCTAGCATTAGCACCGTCCGCAGTATTAGCAGATGCTTTTGTAGCTGAATTTAAAAATAACTGATCGATGGCTCGTTGTAACGGAACAGAATTATTGACAACTCCATCACCGATTGTTCCGAAGTTTGTACTGATTACTCTATCATCTAGTCGATCTTGTAATCTTCTAGAAGAAGTTCCTGATATAGACGGATCACCTAACTTATAAGAGTATACTAATAAATCGAGGAATGCATTTTCATTTGTGAGATCATTTTGAGTGATGATTTTAGTATTTCCAACAGTTGGCGCACCCTCTGATACGGAACCATTACCGATGTATAATTCCTGGCTATCGATAGCCCATGCTATTTCACCTGACGCTAATTGTGGGATGCTTGTACCTGAACCTTTCTTACCGCGTCTAACTTGAATTCTACTAATTTGTACAACTGCCATAAAATATTCCTCTTACATTATATTTATGACCATTCACCCACAAAAAAGCCCTAGTATTAATAGGGCTTTGATATTATGCAACTGTGAAAGATGTTGCAGCAGTGATTGTAGTTCCGCTAATGTCTCGATCGTTTGGACCAACATCAGTAGTATTGTCACTTAACAATCCGATTCTGCGAACTCTAGTTCTAAGTTCGGTAGCATCGTTAATAGCTTTATCCATGATGACATAAATCTGTCCGGTGTATGTTGTTTGGTCTGCAGGTACAAACCAAGCAAGGGGATTTAATTCATCAACGATTGCTTCGATAACACCGTCAATGACCGCATTAGCACCGGCACTATCTTCTGATGTTAAGTTAAGAGCAGTTCCTGCTGTATTCTTAACTGTAATTAAATATAAATTACAATTTAAGTTATATAAAACTCCGACCTGGGTTGCCGAACCGTTAACTCTAGTTACTGTAGGCATGTAAATTCTCCATTTCTTTTATTTATCAGTTTTTAAGGTAGTATTGCTCTACTCGATCCCACCATTTTTGTTCCCAAAAATCAAACTTGTCCGGAGTTAATACAAATTGCTGGTATTCTGGAGTCCCCCAAATGCCAGGAGAGACTTCTGGAGGTTTAACACACATTAATACTACACCTTTTTTAATGTTGGTGTTATAAATTTTATTATGTGCTAATGCATATGCAACTAACTGCAAATAATAGTCTTCAATCCATTCTTCTTTTTTTGGCTTATTAGATTGTTTATAATCAAGGACTGCTTCGTCATTTAAATGAACGCCGATTCCGTCGGTTGTTCCGGCGTATATCCCAGGATAAAATAGATTTATTTCCACACCCCAGACTTCGTTAATATCTTTAAGCCCTTCTTCGATAACAGTTAATGCCATCTTATGACTCTGCTTACTAAAAGGATTAGTTCCAGGTTCGTTGATATAGCCGTTTTTAATATAATCTTCGAGATATTTGTGCATCCGGGTTCCACGACTAGCTGCTTCTGTGGTGATCTCTCTTGCTCGTTCGTGTCCTACAGATCGTCGCCAATTTTCAAGAGCCTGAATTTTTTCTAGAGGTTTCGTTTTATCTAAGATAGTAGTAACCGAAGGGACTTTTGATCCATCGGGGCAAGCATATAATCTTTTCCCGTCGATTGCTTCTCGTTTTAGTTCTTTGTAATTAAATTTTTCTGTTAGTAAAGACATTTTGTAATTATATAATCTTTACTAACAGAAGATCAACTATGAAAATGCCCGTTTAGTTGCACTTTTTGCTCGTTTTTCCATAGCACCGGTTGACGGTTCGTTAGTTGCTATGTTTGGTTCTTCTTCACCGGTTTTTATCACTAACCCTCTATCATCAAATCGATCGACGATTTTTTGTAGAGTAGGGTCTTGATCAAATCGGTCAGAAAATTCTTGAAATGACTCGTGATCATTTAATCCTAAAACAGGATTATTGCTTGTTGATAGTGCATTGTTTACAGCTCTCCATGGAATGGATCCGTTGATAGCACCTTTTGGGGTATGAGAGAATGCATTTTGCAAAGCCATTAATGTTGAAATTAATGGCTCTACAGCATTTTCATTTACTTTTTTTTTGAATTTAAAAGCATACTTAATCGTCTGCTATACTCTACACTTTCGCGCTTTGCACGACCAGCCTCAGCAGCCGGCGGAGGTAATTCCCCAGCTGGTTCCATGCCTAGATCGTCGCCTGGTGCTGGCATTGCTCCTAAGTCGGAATCTCCCATGCCTCCAACTGGAGCGCCTAATGTATCTGGTGTTCTGCCTGTTACGATACCTAATGCATCGTTAACGCCGGTTCTTGATGCTTCCAATGCAGAGTATAAACCATCAAGTGCGGCTCTCATTGCATCGTTGTATCTTTGTGCTACATCACTGCCTTGTTGTTCTCTAATAGAATCCAATAATTCAAGTAATTGTTCAGTTCTCATAGCAGCAACGTCTTCCAACCAACCTGTAAGTTGATCGACCATGTCTTTGGTTGCCATAACAACTTGAGCCTTTTCAGTTTCGCCTTCTACAAGAATCCAATCTGCTGCCGATGGAGCAATATCATAACGAAGTCGTAATTCTGCTGATAATTCTGCATGATCTGATTCGCCAAGTTCAATTCTCTTAATAGCACTATTAATCCAACTTTCCGGAACAGAATACTTAGTAGCGCGAGTACGAATCTTATTCATCTTATCTTCTGCAATTTGATTTCTTTCGTCTGCTGTTTCTTCTCTTTCAATGATTTCTTGATTAATAACATCAAGAAACATTTTTGTTTTTCTATAATCTTGACTTTCAATTACTGAATCATAACTTTCAGTTACTTCAAATTGACTAAGTTTAGTACGAAGTTTATTTCGAGCATCTTCAAGTTGAACATCTGTAAATCTATCAAGTTTTAATTTGTAACCAAAATTCTTAGCTAAACTTTCGTTTAATGTCTTGCTAGTAATAGGGTGTGATAAATCTCTAATTTGCATGGTTGTTCCCGCTAATTCTTATTACGTATTTATACAAAAGCATTTCGAAATAACCTCGAAATTGTTTTCTTATAATGTAATGACGACAATAGACTTTCTGACAATCTAGTTATATAAATCTCTTTTTGATCTATATCTGTAGTTAAAGATATGTTTCGTTTAAAAACCATTAAGTCAGTATACGAAGCACGATATCGAGTATCTAAATATTTAATATTTTGATATGATTGAAACTGTATGTTATAGTATTCTTTAGCTGCAATGAGAGCGCAAGATACTAAAAAGAACTCATGTAATAAATTGTCTGTTACCGTATCGTATAACGCCCAATTTTGATTATATTGTCGTTTAATTATAAAATCTTTAAACGTATAAGAACCGTCGGGTAACTTTGATATAACTAACTTGCTTCCCATTCTTTCATCGAAATGTTCCGCAAGTTCGTTAATGAGTGTTTTTTTAATTTGGTCGTTCATTTGCAACTACAATAGGGTCAGTGTGTCCTATTTTAGTTAGCAAACTTTTCCGAATCATTGATTGAACTCTGAACTGATCTTGTTCACTCAAACAGGTTAACCGTGTAGGTTTTTGCAGCTTTTTTAATAACTCTTTTTCTTCGTTAGTTGTCCAAATTTCGAAGTCATTAATTAATTCGTTAAGTTTCATAATCCGGATAATTTCCTAAGATGTGAAAGATGCACATCAGGTTTAACTGCCTTTTCCCAATCTCTGTCAGTAACATCTTGTATAAACATATCAGTTGGATCATTTCCTATAGGTGGATTTTTTGGATTGCTGACTAAGTCATCTTCTTCGTCGTCAACTTCCTCCATACTTGAAGTTGTTGTAGATGTTGAGCTAGTACTTGGTTGTTGATCAATAGTAATCGGTGTTCCTGCTTTTAATTCGCTTGATATTGCAGCAGGATCAAGTTGCATCCCTTTGTCAGTTGGTGTAAGTGCAGTCGCCGGTACTTCCACTTTTGACCCATCTGGTTTAGTAATAAGAACTTTAGCTTGGTTTCCAGTTCCCATTGTGGATTGAACCGTACCAAAATTTTCTGTTTCACGTATAATAATATCCTTAATCTTCATGCTTTTCTCCAAGGCTAAGTTCTGCACTTTGTAAACGATCGATATGTCTTCTTAATTTATCAATCTGTCCGCGAGCACGTAGTAATTTGAATGCTAAGTTTTCGATGCTAAATTCTCCACCTTCTTCTAACCCTGCTTTTCTTAATCTTCTAAGATCGTCCATTGTTTCTTTGGCAAGGTCTAAATTGTCAGTGCGTAATGCTTGATTAACTTTTCCGGAATAATTTCTTGCTTTGCTTTTAACTTCTTGCTCACTAACTTTAGGAGGACCATATTTTGGTTCACTCAACCATTTGTTATTTAATATACTATAGATACCAGCAGAAGCATGAGGCTGTTTAACATCTTGAACATATAACTCAACAGGTATACCCTTTAAGTTAATATCGTATTTTGAATTGTATTGATTTTTCTTAGCATCATACAATTCTACTAATTCAATACGATCTTCTGGAATATCAACGATTAAATGTAAGTCTAAGTCTGAACTATCGGAATAACCATAGGCAGCATTTGAACCGCTTATAGTAATGTCTCTAAGATTTAGGTTAGGAATGTTTAAAAAATTAGCAAAATGTTTTGCGATTAACAACAATTTATAACGAATTTCAGTTTTGATTTCATTCCCTTGCCATATAATCGGGTTTAACTCGTCATGATAGGGAATTGGCTCGGCTGATAATTCATTAAATCGCATACAATTAGAATTTCATTAAAATAGTAATAACAGTAGATATTAACCCTGCGATGATCGTTGCAGTTGCACCAATAATAACCTTACCCATGCTATGGCTGCTTTCTTCGATCTTCTTCGACAAGTGTTCGACCTTTACTTCGATAGTGTCGAGTCTTAATTCTACTTGTTTGTACCTTTCTGCACATAATTCAACATGCGCTTCTAAATTTTCTTTTTCAATAGATGTAGTTGTTGGCATCCGTGTCTCCAAAATAAAAAATTTGCCTAAAAAGATGCCTTATTGTTTATTTATTGTTTCTTAAAGAAAACAATATTCTTGTTATTTCCTCTTGTAACAAACACAGAATATTGCTGTTCCATTAATTCATCTAATCCATTAATGTAAGGGATTAAATTAAAATCGTCTTTTAGAAATGCAATAGGATCTCCGTCATTTTCAAACAGCTGATCTCTATCAACACTAAAATCAAATCTCCAAAGTCGGATAATATCGTCAGTATTAAACCCTACAATACTACCTTTCATTTCGATTACAATAGGTTTATTAAGATATGAAATTGTCGCTCTTAACCCGATAGTCTGAAGAACAGTATTGAAGTTTTGTTCCTTCCATCTTGCCTGCTCTTTTCCGGCATCTGCTCGATATTGTCCAGTATTTGTAATATCAACTAGCGTGTACAATTTATAATTCATAAAGTATTTAACAACCATAAAAAAAGCCCCACAATAATGTGAGGCTCTTTCCCATCCCGAATAGGATTAATTAACCGTTGAACGCAGCAACAAAACCAGTTGGAACCGAGACTGTGAAAGTTACTGAACCAGATGTTCCTTCTGCTAATGCAGTTTCTAAAACACCGTAGTTTTGTGCAGGTAGGCTACCACCGTTTACAGCACCTTGGTGTGCAGAATCACCAGCCCATTGGCTGTCTGCAGAAATGATTGCGTGGAAGTAATCATCAGTAGTGTTAACTGGGGTAAAAATTGACCAAACTTCTGCAGTTTGTTGTAATGCACGAACAGTTTGGCTATATAAGCTGTCTGAAAGAGCATAATCTACAGCAATATCTGCTGCTTCAATCTTGATAACGCTAAGTTGACGTGTACCAAATTGGGTGCTTGGATCTGCTTTTAAATAGTTAGCTGCAACGTTAACAACGCTGTTGGTTAAACTTGGATCAATTACTGATGGCATATTATTTCTCCTTAATATCAGTTAACCCACCACTCCGTGGGCTTTGTAAAAGTATTTATGCCGAACGTATTAAACCTTGCTGTAATCTACTAAAATTGAAGAGTGATTTTGATCATTAGGATGAAAATCTTTCTTTAAGAAATCTAACCACGGTATAAAAGACTTAGTAAGAAGACCGGTTCTTTTGTTAAATAGGAAAGAACACATATCTTTCACTGTATTCCACTTCCATAACTGCTTGTCGGCATTTAATAGAACTAACGTATTTTTTCCCACGTACCACATGTACATCGGAAGAACAAAAAACATTGCAAGATTCTTATAAAAATTATCATCTTCAGTAGAGTACCAAACATCCATGGCAACTGCCTTATGTTCTAGCTCTTCGATAGCATGCCATCTCCATATATGCTCAAATTGGGGATGCATAGTTTCTAATAATTCTGGATGAGTCATAAACACACTAGCATATACGACTGTAATATGTTCA